GGGGATGACCTTAACTGTCCAGAGCTGACGGGACTTCTTGAGGAGAGGCCATGTGCCTGAAGCGGGAGGAGCGGCGCGGCTCTTGCGCGTGTAGGTGCGCTTGGCCTTATTGGGTCCGGCTCCGGCAGCGGCTAAGACAGGGAGACCACGGTTGCTGCGGTTACTACGTGAACCACGGCTAGAGGCACGGCTAGACGCACGGGAGCCAGACGGGGAAACAGCAAGAGCAGCGGCTAGGTTACGAGCAAAGTTGCGACGAGTCTGGAAGGCCTTGCCGCCCTCCTTCCCCTTTTTCTCTGAGTTTGTGTACCACTTGAGCATGGCCTGCGCCTTGGCCTCATTGGCTCTGCGGTTGTTTCCGCGACGGCTATAGTGACCGCTGGCATTGATACCCGCAGCAATAGCAGCAAGTTCAGCATTCTTAACTTTTCCACCCATTGAAAAGCCACGCGAAAGGAGTTCACCGGGACTAGGCATATTCTATTCTTAGCGGATATAAAAACCAAACGCAATCTAAGAATAGATGTCTGACAAAAAAACACAAATCATTAATTTTCTAATTGCTCTCCGGCAGAAGTCAATTGCTGAGTCCGAACCATTCAAGGCCAGAGCCTATACGAAAGCAATTAAGGAGATTGAAAGACTTCCAGCAGTTCACTCCATTGCGGATGTCAAGGATTTGCCGGGTGTTGGAGCAAAAATTGCGGCAAAAGTTGCCGAAGTCTTAGAAACAGGCCATCTGCTAGAAGCTGAGGAGGCAAAGGAAGAATACTCATTAGAAGCCTATAACGCGCTCCAGGAAGTTCACGGGATTGGACCTGCTAAAGCCCGGGACTTGATTACCAAACATGAGATTAAGACGATTGCGGCCTTGAAGTCAGCAGCGGCGGCTAATCCGGATTTACTGACGCATGCGCAGAGCGTTGGATTGACCTATATTGATGATTTGAAGAAGCGCATTCCACGTGCTGAGATGGAAAAGCATGAAGCTTATGTAAGAAAGATCCTGCCAAAAGAGTTTGAAATGGTAGTTGTTGGGTCTTATCGTCGGGGGCTACCTACATCCGGGGATTTTGATGTAATGATTACTAGTCGGACCTTGAGTGACTTGGTCGCTTCTTCACACTTTCAGCAGTTTATAGATTTGCTTGTGGATGAGGGCTATATCCGCGGAGAGTTTGCTCGGGGAGAACACAAGTTTATGGGTGTGTGTCGTCTTCCACGCCATCAGACACATCGGCATGTGGACTTGTTATTATGTAAGCCTGAGGAGTATTGGTACACAATTCTATATTTTACTGGGTCGGATGTGTTTAATGTCAGCATGCGCCGGCATGCTTTGAGTAAGGGATATTCGCTCTCCGAGCATGGTCTCAAGCGTGTTAGAGACGGAGTTCCAGTGCCTCCAGCAATGAATTCCGAGAAGGATATTTTTGACTTCCTTGGTTTATCTTATGTAGAGCCGACATCTCGGATAAATCCGCTGGCATAAAATAGGGATGGGTGATCTTAATTTAAGTTTTAGTGCTGCTCATCGGAGCAATTATAACAATAACAATAATAACAATAATAACAATAATAATAACAACAATTTAGAAATCAATGAAGGAGAAAGAGGATCATCCCCACTATCTCTACCTGCTTCACCTACAATACCGATTCCTGAAAGAAAGTTCACGGCGGAAGAAGAAGCAGTAATGGATAAATTTGTGGATTTTATACGAATCCAGAATGTAAATGATAAACCTAAGCTAACAAAGGAGGAAAAGAAGATTTTACAAGGAATGTTTTATTTCCGAGAGTTTACAGATAAAGTGCTACGCAGGCTCAAGTATCTGGGTATGCGTAAAGAAAGTGCTAATCTTGGGAAGAATTATGAAAATATCGTCAAGAGCCGTAAAAGTCGCGGTAGAAATCGCAGGCGCAATAGAAAGACCCGCAAATTATAGATGTCGGTTGATAAAGTAGAAATTCTAGAATCCGATTCCATTAAATGGGATTCTAGTATTGAGACATTGTTGGCAGGATGGTGCGACCAGGCTAAATGCTACGAATGGATGCACTCTGAGGCACACACAGTTTTTGACCGTAAGTCCCGAAATTTAATGGTTGCGATTAATGTCTGCGTAGCAATAAGCGGTCTATCAAACATAATTGCTGGAGGCTATTCGGTGGATGGATTCCAAATCTCCTGGATTTTTGGTTCGTTAACAATTATGACATCGCTCATGAATATGCTTCAAGATAAATTGGCATGGACACAGTCAGCGGAAACACATAAACGTCTGTCTGCTGTCTGGGGATTAATACGTAGGAAATTGGAGGAAGAATTAGTTTTGCCACCCACTTCACGGAAAGATTGTGCTACATTTATGCGATATGTACGAGCAGATATTAATACTGCTTCTTCTGACTCTGCGTCTAAAATACCGAAGGCAATTCGTGATGCCTGTTTCGCAAAATTCAAGGATATTCCAGGTTTTGATATACCGGATATCTGCGGTCAAGTTGAACATACACGGATTTATGTTCCACTGCTGGCCAAGTAAAGCCGAACGTCTTCATTTAGCCTGAGCCGGGGGATTTCTTTGAGTCTGAACCAGCCGATGCCAGATTGTTCAAGTCGGTTCAGTGTCGGTGTTTCATCAGTGCGTAAGACAGCTATCCAATACGGTCTATCGCGTAAAAGAATCGGACCCTCTGTAATTTTGTAATGGATAACCTCTAGGTAGCCCGCCTCCTCCTTGAGTTCTCTGGTTGCTGTTTCAAGCGGATCAATATCCCATGTTTCTGCGTGACCCTTTGTAAACCCCCATTTTCCTGTGAAGCGGCTCTGAACTAAAAGAATTCTGGACCGGGTAGCATCAAACAGAATAATTCCAGCGCGTTCTTCTGATGCCATCCTAAATTGCCGGGGAGTAAATTATTTTCTACACCCAGAATATAAATGTCAGTCTTGCGTACAAGTGCTAATACCGAGCGTGGAACCCAGTTCTATGTCAACACTGCGACTGTTTTGAGCAGCACGAGTGCCAACTCTAGCGACTTCTACAACGCTGCTGGCAGCCCCATCACGATTGATGCTGGCGATGGCCTCACTATTGGTCTCGTTGTTCTCCGCGACATGGGCAAGACGGTGCGTCTCCCTGTAGCCACGGGCGGTGGAAGCTACGGCATCCGCACGCTCCGCAAGGTTCAGCGCGTGACGCAGGCGGCCCTCACCACCACGAACGATGGTGTAATTGCCACGGCGGGTGCCTCACCGCAGTACGGCATCGTCTACATTGAGCTCGGCGTGAACAGCGAAACCAGCGTTGTTCGCAACCTCAAGTGGGCCCGCGTTACGATCCCCAACTAAATAGTTTAGTCGGTTTTTTAATATTCATTCCCTGAATTTATAATTCAAGAAATGAACGCTTCTAAGTAGAATGGCCACTAGCACAAAACCTTTTCCTATTAATGCTAAAAGAGTGCGTAAATCCCCCTTTAAAAACATTGCGAAAACGCTGAAAGCCAAGAGGAATTTTCAAAAGGGTAAACCAATCGGTTTTACGAAGCGTTCTTCCCTGAAAAGCATGGGACTAATTCCTCGGTCTTCTGGTCTATATGAACTGGGGTCAAAATACGCGGTTTAGACCCGAACGCTTTCCTACAAATCAGAAAAAACCAATACATATTTAACAAAAAAAGACTATAAAGTGATACCATTGTAATAGGATTTGAGAATGACTTTCTTGAAATAAAAACCCAGTAATAATCCCAAATACGATATTTTGTAAATGTGACTGCAAAAAGAATTTTATTAGAATTACCAATAGCTGTAGGAACTGAAATATGTTTATCCCTTATTAAATTATTAAGGGCTAAAAATACAGTACTTATTTCTACATTTATTACTGTCCTAGCTTCTAGCAGGTAGTCTGCTGGTGGTACAGTGATAATTGATGATATAAAACAAATTACAATACAATGGTGAAGCAGAATATCAAATTCTTCCGAATAGAACAGATCAGCCACTACATACGTCATAATTATTGTATACACAAGTTCATATTGCTCGTAGCAAGAAAGACCAAGTGCGGATGTACACACAATAAGTGAAGCAATATTTTTGAAAAATTTATATTCCATAACTCTAGTTTGTATTTAAGTGATTACTTTAGGTTTATAGAATAAGAATGTTGCCGGAGCCACTGCCACAAATATGTAAGGAAGTTGAGATAAACATACAGAAATGTATATTTGAACATAATGATGAAATCTGCCACACTATCTTTAAAAATATTCATGCGGGGTTGTATTATGCGTGTGTGTATAAAAGAGAAGGAAATATCCTTAAAGTAAAGTAGGGAATGGGGGATAGAATACGACTCTGGCGTATGTATGTAGATACAAAACAACTAGAAGCAGATGCAAAATTAAAGCAAAAGGAAGAGATTAAATGGCGAAAACAACAAGAATACGCAGCTAAATTAACAGAGCAGAGGAGTAAACGTTCTAGCAAAGAAATATATGATGTTCTTGATGAAATACAGGATAGATTTACTAGAGGAGAAAATATTACTACACAAATCCGCGAAACTCTATTATCAAATGGAGCTCTTCCTGTTAGCCCCATCACTCTTTTACAAAATACAGAACCTCCAACAGTATGTTATATGAATTCAGTTTTACAGTGTATTGCGCATCTACCTGGATTTGTTGGTTGTGAAAATTGGCCTTTAAAAGTAATTAACCAGGCAAATCCTGTAGATGTTAAAGAAGGAGAAACCATTGATGCGTTTTTTGAACTAATTGAAGCAATGCGTTTACCTCTTCCAGTAGCACAAAGTGGCTTTTTGCTTAAACAAGCCAATTTTTATACGCGCATGTATGAAGTCACTAGAGGAAATGTTTTAGGAGACATATTCTTTCCACTCAATCAAAGTGACGCAGATTCTTTTCGTATTACTCTTTTTAATATAATAACAAAACAAGTTACTGCTCCTATTAAAAGTGTGCGGACACTTGATACACCCGGTGGCCATTCTATGCTAGCACCACTTTATGGATATTGTAGAATCAATAACGAACTTCAAGAAGTAAGAACTGTTGATACAATATTTGAGGTTGCTGCACCACCTATTTCACGCAATGAACAAATATCTCCGGGTGGATTTAATCAATGGATAAATGACCCAGCAGAATCCAAAAAATTTCGTGTAATTCCAGATACATTAATATTAAAAGTAGAATTATTTGGATTTGGTGGCAATCGTCAAGATACAATTCCTATTGTGCCTATGTTTGATATTGCTGATTTTCATGCCGCAGGATGGCAGCCAAAAAATGCGGGTTCTACACGCTATAGATTATATGGAATTGTATGTCATCATGGAGAAACAATTGATGCCGGTCATTATACATCGCTTTGTTTACGTAATGGAGAATGGTGGCATATTGACGATTTTCCTCCATCAGCGACACAGGTTGACTTACCCGCAAATCTGCCTTCTGCGGATAATAGAGATTTACAATATGCTAAGCCCTATATTTTCTTTTATGTTCGTGATGGAACAGGGCCATATGAAATTAATGATGATGATAGTTTCGTAATGCGCCCTGTTGTTCCTGCTGCTCCTGTTGCGGATGCAGGTCTTTCTCCGGAAGAGTTGGCAGCATATCCACGTTTTGCGGCCGCTGCGGCTCGTTTAGCAGCGTTAAAAGCACTCCCAAAAAAAAAAAATAGGGTTACACGAAAGAAACAACGCTCTAAGCATTAATCGGCCAGTTCGCAATCATACTATCAAACTGATCCAAGAGTACATCATACACCATATCAATATTACTCGTCTTATACATTACAGCCGGAACTGCGGGAAAGTTAAACTGAATGTGACTGAAGGGCTCATCGTCATTTGATAGAAGCGTTAGTGTATTCTTAAGATACTTGAACATATCATTCGCTGTTAGCGATACCACCTGCTTAACACCCTCCGGCTTGTTGGTGTAAGTGACATTAAAATACTGACCATCGCGGGAAATGATGAGACGGTCATCATTGCTAGGAGTATCCTCAATACTCTTGAGATTACGGATCATTACCATTGAGAACTTTGCGGGGGAAGAAGACATCTGAACAGGAATATGTTTATCTAATACACAAATTCCAGCGTCAAATTTTTGCCCTCCAGCAATAAAAAAGCGGCCTAAATAAGGGAAGTATGGATACTAAATTATATGTATTCTTATTTGCTGTTACACTCGTTCAAATCTGGTGGATAGCAGTATGGGGAATTACAGACATTATAATACGGATTCTAGCAGGAAAACATCGCCATGTTGAATTTCTTATATATGTGTTTTTTATTGTTCTTGTTGTTACCTTTTTACAGGCTAATCCTCAATATATGATTCATCTCTAAATAATTGGCTGATAAAACTTCATATATTCGGGAAAATTAGCCATATGAATATTATCTTGAAGACCTGGCATAAGAATACCCGCACATGGTTTATGGAATGCTAAACCAAAATGAATTGGAGCTGATAAATTACTTATCAATAGTGCACAACTATTTATTATAATTATAAGAGATTCTAGTGTAGGACATATATGTAAGGGCAAATTTGTTCCAGATAATTCGCTGAAAAAAGCATACTCTTCAATATTCATAGCAACAAATAGGATTTTATCTGCGGGAAACTGTTTGAATAATTCTTTATAATTAATTTGTTTATTTTCTCGGCGCGCTGAATAACAGATTACAATTTTATCTTGAAAATCGGGGTCTGTTTTATATGTTAACCACTTATGTTTTCCCCATGGGATATTGTAAGTTGATTGAAAAATTTCTGCCCATGATTTCTGATAAAGAAGAGGTGATTCTCTCCATTTAGTAAGATCAATATCATATACTTGTCCTGTGTGAATTTTATATTCAAATATGTATTCCTGTGCTTTTATAATATCTTTTGTATCCTTGTGTAATTGTTCAAGGCCAAACCGAAACGCGTCGCCGCGATTTGATACATAAAGAAATCCTTTTCGTCCAGTGGATTTATAAACTTCTTGAATGACGGACAATTGATTAATAAAATCTCCAAGAAGACCACCTGCTAGATATGTAATTGGCCCGCACACCATTTGTTGACTGTCCATTCTAGACTGTAAAGTATTAATTTTCTTAAGAGTAAACGAACTCTGCTTAAAAAAATTAATAATTAAAATAAATAATGGGCGATTTTGCTGAAAATCATGAACTTTTTACCTTTTTAATTCTAGCAGGAGCAAATCCAGATTTTAAAGTATTCTTGGAAGTGGGAACTGGTTCAGGTATGGGAACAACTCGTGCTCTTATAAATGGTATACTACAACGAACCGAGCAGAATGCGCGGCTTTATTCATTTGATACAAATGAGCCGGCTATTCACAAGGCGCGGTATCAATATATTAACAATCGTAAATGGTTAAGTACTTCATTTGCGCAATTTATTTGGGGACGGCTTAATAAAACGGAGTTTCTTCTTCGTGAAGACTTATCCGAGTTTCCAAATCCGGCTGCGATTAGGCCGATTTATGATTTGATGTACGATCGTGAACATTATTTGTGGTTAAAATCACCTTTTGTATCTTTGAATGAAAAATACGATGTAATTGTGCTAGATGGTGGCGACTTTTCTAGTATAGGTGATTTCTCAAACCTTAAGGAAATGAATCCAAAAATGTGGGTTTTAGTGGACGTGAATCTCTGTAAAAATAGAGGGGCTTTTGCTGAACTCTCGGCTTCTAGCAAATATGATTTAGTGCGGAAGTTTGATGATGGGCGGGGGTCGGCTGTATTCAAGCGAAAAGATATAAATTTGTTGGAAACAATTCAAGTTGATTATACTAAATTTCTGCAGTGCCCTGCGGATTTTTGGCTGCTTTAGCTATCTTAGGTCGGCTTTGCCTTAGAAGCAGCTTCAAGACGGTCAAGCGCTGCTAGACGCGCAGCGCGGCGTTCGGCGGGAGTTTGAGGATTATAACCGCCTACGGTCTTTTCTGCTTCTGCTTCTGCCTTTTCCTTTGCTTCTTGCTTGGCTGTATGGAGAGCTTCCTCTAGAATAGACTCCTCTAGTGCTTTACGAATCTGCTCATTTTCATCCTCGGCTTCTGCTTCTGCTTCTTCCACTAGCAGACGTAGAATCTCAGATTCCACACGTGGATACACTGCTCCTTTGATATCTTCCATATCATATCCCGTAATAAAGGAAAGGGCGGCATCAGTGTCTTCTGCTGGAGGGGCTTCGCCTGTATCTAGAGCATTCTGTAGACTCTGCTGGATACGTTGGATCTCTGTTACATTGGATGGACTGGATTGATTCTTCTCATGACTGATGATATCATCAAGACCAGTAATAAGATGAAGTGTCTGTCGCGCTGCTGGCTTAAGATAGGGAAGTTGTTCTAGAACTTGGTTAAATAGTTCGTCGCCTGCTGTCTGCTGGCTTTCCTCCTTGGCTTCTTCAAGACCAAATCCTTCAAGACTGGCCTTTAGTGCTTCTTCTAGCATACGATTGTTCTGATTATCAATGTGCTGGATTACAGGTGGATGGAACACATTGGCATTTACTACTGGAAGAGGGAGGCCGCTCGGAAGCTCTTCATCCGGGTGCTCAAATTCATAACGATTACGACGACGGGGAGGCATTTTTCTTGGGTTGTTTTCTAGTGTAGCCAGTGCCTCAATTTTTCGTTTTCAAAAAATCACCGTAGATCTTCATCGCATTCCGCATTCCGGGAGTTTGATACTTATGGTACTTTGCCCGGAAGTACATTGTTCTAGCAGTTTGCCTCTGTTGTTTGCGTGTTTCTTTACGGAGGCGCTGGAGCGTATTCCGTGCTTTTTTCGCAGTCCCATAACCGGCTTTAACTTTGGGTTTCTGTGCTGGATTGTTAAAGATACCCATGCCTTACTTTATTATATCTAAATTAATTATCTATGTAGAGCGATGCATTCTCGCGCACACATATTTCTAAAAAAACTGATATTACAATATTAGTTATACATTTACTCCTCCCACTTTTTAAAACATTTCTAAATATTTGATATTTATTGATGTTTCCTTCTACTTCTTATTTATAATAACTGCTGCTAGGTCGTGTGTAGATTTCCTTCTTTCCTTGCCTTCTATAGATTTGCGTCTTTCCTTTTCTTCCCTCTCAATAACTGATTTGCGTCTTTCTTTTGGTTCTACAATAGATACTTGTCTAATAATCAAATTCTCGGGGATGGGTCTCCGTCTGAAGATGAAACCGCAGCAACAGCAGAGAATTACAAATCCGAAGACAGCGGAAAGTCCGATTGCGGCACCTACACCTTGGCTCATTGGCTCAGTGGTTTTGATATAGATTACTGTAATATTTGTTGAGGGGATAGCAGTAAAAGTTCCAGTGCTAGTGGCTGTCGCTGTGGCCGAGCTTGAGGCTGTTTGTGTAGAAAGCGACGTCAAAGAAGCTGCTACACTGGGTGTTGCTTGGGTGCTAGCAGATGGAGATGAAGAAGTTGTTACAGAAGCTGAACTGGATGAAGATGCTGTAGCGGTAGCAGTTGCTGTAGCTGATGTGGATGCTGTAGCTGATGTGGATGCTGTAGCTGATGTGGATGCTGTAGCAGTAGCAGTTGCTGTTGCTGATGTGGTAGCTGTTGCTGTTGCTGATGTGGTAGCTGTTGCTGATGTGGTTGCTGTTTCTGTTGGTACCGCTGCTCCAACAACAATCAGAGGACAGCAGAACTGGTCTGTTGTTGAGTAAAGCCCTGTCGCAAAGATACATCCATACGACGCGCCGCGTAAATTACAAGAGGGGCCATTGATAATTTCCCAGCTTGATGCCGCAGATGAGCAGAATTGTTGTGCGTTTGCTTGGATAAAACTACAGTCAGGGTTGCCTTGATTCGCAGGGCAGCCAGATGCGGTGTGCGTTAATTGTGCGAAACTGGAGCAGCCATATTCCGCTGTTGCGGTTGAAAGAGCAGCCAGCAGGATGGCAATTTTTCCAAGCATTTCTACTTATTACATTTTTAAATGTTCGCAGGCCTCGTAATTATTTTGCGTGATTTCCAAGCAATGTGTATACTGAGTTTTCTTATCTTCAGCTTTTGATTGATTGTTGTTAAAAAGCCGGCCAATGAACGCATGCGCAAGGCCACTGCCGCTGCCAAAGGCCATTCCTTCTATGACAGATGATGCTAGTGTGGGTTTTTGAGGCTGGGGCTGGACTGCCGGAGGAGTCTGCTTGGGCACAATAAGATCCTTCATTGGTTTCGTATTTCTAGGCATTCCTAAATATCTAATATTTACGAATGTTTTATATGAATTTTATTACCACAAAACCCAAACTAAAACTCGGAGGTTTCTAGTTCGAGTACGCAAGGCCGCCCATGCCGGACATCACGCGGAGAACGTTGTAGTTCACGGCGTAGACGCGGACCTTGGCTGAGTAGACACTGGAGACAGTGTTGTTGGTCAGCGTAAGGTGGAGCGTGGCATTGTCAATGCGGGAGAAGTTGCAGCTGCCTGAGGGCTGGTGGTCCTCCGGCTTGAGGGCGAAGGAGTAGACGTTGATGCCAACAGCCGGCACGTTGGTGTGGTGCTGGTACGGCTGGACCAAGTTGAAGTACTTGCCCTCGCGCTCGGAGAACCGGTCGTGGCCGTTGAGCTGGATCTTGGCAACAGCGACAGGGTTGTAGCCGGCGAGGCCCTCAACGCGGGTGAGGGAGTAGCCGGAGTCAAGGACTGACCGGTCCCACCAGTCGGAGTAGTTGAACGGCTGCATGCCCTTCCACGGGTTGATGGTGGCATCGTCGCAGGCGACGAAGGAGTCGCGCTGGACAACCCACACAAGCTCCTTCGTGGGGTGGTTGAAGTTGAGCTTGATCTTGTTGTTGGAGCTCGTCACGGACTCATCGCCCGTGAACTGGAGCTGCTCAATGAGGTACTCGTGGGAGACCTGGGCGAAGCGGCGACGCTCGTCCGTGTCGAGGTAGATGTAGTCAACATAGAGGGAGGCTGAGACAAGGCCAGATGATGAAACGCGGTCGCGGATGGCGTGGGAGGCCGCCGTGCCGGAAACCTGGTCCCAGCAGAGGTACTTGATCTCGTTGAACTCGAGGTTGATCTTGACCTCGTGGTACTGGAGAGCGATCAACGGGAGCGCAAGGCCCGGGTTGCGGCAGAACCAGAACTGGAGCGGGATGTAGAGCGTGTACTCCGGGGAGCAGTTCGCGACCTCCGCGAGGGAGTTAGGCTCACCACCGGCGCACGCATCGTCGCATGACTCACCGCCCTGGACGAGCAAGTTCACGAGTTCCGGAACGTTGCCTACCATCTCAGCATAGCCGGCCTGCTTGCCCGCCTCCTGGGTGAGTTCATTCCAGATCTGGAGCCAGTCACCGTAGTGCTTGTCAATGCGCTGGCCGCCGATCTCAAGCTCAACTGAGTTGACGAGGTTGTGGCCGACGTAGTTGAGCCAGCGGAACTGGGCGCCTGAGCCGTCCGTGGACGCAAGCTGAACCTTCGGGAGCGTAGCCTGGAGGTAGATGCGGTGGATCAAGTCGCCGTTGCGGCTGATCGTGCACGTGACACGCTTGCCGAAGTTGGCCGTGCCGTTGAACGTCTGCTCAATGGACTCCATCGCGAAGTTGGTGTGGCGACGGTACACCACCTTGAAGAACGTGATCTGAGGGTTTCCCGTCAGGTAGATATCCTGCGCGCCATAGGCTACAAGCTGCATTAAACCACCACCTCCCATTTGTTATATTTATCGCAAAGAAAATAATTTGGCAGAATCGGGGAATTTTGAGAATTTTGGGGAATTATCTGGAGAACACCGGGGTAGTTGGCGGAGCCAAAAACCGAGGGTGGCTGAATCCTTCGGCTTCACCGGGGGAACTCTTCCTGTGAAATCCCGCGGTGCTTAAAATCCGAAGATGACATAAGGAACAATGAAAGATAGGATATAGTTAATGTCTGAAAATAAACCTTTACACATGGTTCTTCATACCATGGACGCTCCCACTCAAGAAGTGACTGATATGCCGACTACCTTAGAGGCATTCCACTCCGAGAAGATGCGTACTATGAATGATAAACGGGCACAAATTACTGGCTTAGAAAAGAAGATTACCGAAAAGGAGGCTCAAATAGATGCCTTCACCGGGGCTCTTCATGCTGATGAATACAAAGTGCTCGTTGAAGATTTACAAGATTTAGAACAACAGGTGGTTCGCCTCCAGAAAGATGACGAACGACTTGATTATTTTTTACAAGTTGGAAACATTCTATTTAATTATTACGATTCACAGGAAAAAATCGCTTCAGGGCACCATGTTTCTAGCAAGAAACCTGCTAGTAAGTTGCGAACTCCTCAAAATAGCGTTTTGAATTATTTCAGTGCTGGTTCTGCCGATGACGCCGAGCCCACACTTTCACAGGCTTCATGCCTTTCAGGACCTTCGTGTCCAGTGGTGACAGAGAAAGAGCCTAAGAAGGTTATTAAAGCCCGGGACATTGAAGATTCTAATGGACTTCAGCGTGACAAAGCACTAGAGCGTTATTTGAGTATTATTGAGCCGACTGCGATTCGTGGTGGAATCCTACCAGGCTCTGGCATAGAACCCGATTTTGGCGCGTGTCCTCATTGCGAAACGGAGATGGTCTTTTATCACAATGAGGCAACTCTGGGGTGCCCGGGGTGTGGCTACCAGGACTTTATTCTGGTTGATTCCGAGAAGCCGTCCTATAAGGACCCGCCGCGTGAAATCTCGTACTTTGCCTATAAGAAAATCAACCATTTTAATGAATGGCTCGCTCAGTTCCAAGCAAAGGAAAGCACTGAGATTCCAGCAGATGTATATGAGAATATATTGGCGGAAATTAAGAAGGAGCGTATTACTGATCCGCGTACACTCAAACCTCAGAAACTTCGGGAGGTCCTAAAGAAACTCCATTTGAACAAATTCTACGAGCATATCCCACATATCTTACACCGGATGAATGCGTTCTGTGCGCCCACCATGTCACGGGAAATGGAGGATAAGCTACGGTACATGTTCAAGGAGATTCAGCCGTCGTTCATTCGGCATTGTCCTCGGGGTCGCTCCAATTTCTTGTCATATTCATATGTCTTATACAAGTTTTGTCAACTGCTAGAACTGGACGATTTCTTACCGTGTTTTCCCCTGCTCAAAAGTCATGAAAAACTCTATATGCAAGATAACATCTGGCAGAAGATTTGCGTTGACTTAGGCTGGGAGTTTATCCGAACAATTTAACTGCTGGAAGTAGATGGATGCTTTCAAATATGGTATTGGGGAACCGGGTCATTCAATAGCAAGTGAATTTACTCCGGAGTCGCGGCCTATGTTTAGGAATGCTATGACAAGAGTACCTCCCCAGCAAAAATCTGCTTTTTTAAAGGAATATTTTTCATACCAGAATACGGAAAAAGCTGAGGCATTTGCTAAAATTTTTGTGAATGCTTTACCAAAGGTAGTTTATGCGCCGCGGCCGGTGCGTTATTTAACACTAAAACAAAAATCCAGTTTGAATTCTATTCCTGAAAATAAGCAATTACGAAAGAGAACACGCAAACAAAGGACTCGTAAAAATAGGAGATAAATGGATCCAATCCATATTTTAACTTTAAGTTTTACTCTTGGTTATATTTTTCAATGTATATTTTCTTGTCATTTATATCATAATATGAATCCTGTATATGAAAGACTTGAAACATTAGAGCAGGTTACTTGGTCTCAGCAGAATCCTGTTCAAAATCCAGTATATACGAGAACAAGAGATACCAATCGCGCAGAAGATCCTACATAACAGCCTGCTTAAATAAATGTCCGATTCATTAGATTAATGATGCGGACAATTGTGGCAATTGATCCCGGTATTAAGAATTTGGGAATCTGTGTTGCGGAAGTGGTGGCTGACCTCAGTGGAAACCAGCAGATATCCAATATTTTACTCTGGGAGAATTTCAATTTAGTTTCAGATTCTTCGGCTCAACTATCTACGCGCTGCTCGGTTCAATCCTGTAAAGGACCGGCTTCGTGGTCCTACAAGGGTACCTCTTCTGAGGCAGCCTTGCTATGTAAGAAATGTGGTAAAAAGGGCTTCAAGGGCTTTACTGCTATAGATCCCGAGAAGATTAAGACAGTTGCAACCATCCGTGAATTTGCTGAGTCGCTGGGCTGGACTGATGCGAAAAAGAAGACAAAAGTGGTTCTGCTAGAAGAAGTGGCCAAGTTTTATTTAATGCCTTATAAGGCAGCTAAAGTAAAAAGTATGAGTCCGGCAGATGTATTTGGGAAAATTCGGGTTTTTGTTGAATCCCGTATCCCTATCCTCAAGAAGGCTTCCATCGTGCGAATTGAAAATCAGAAAAGTATTGCTCCACTCTTGCGGGATATTCAGATGCAAATTTATTCCTTGATGCGATACATTTTAGAGAAAGATGGTTGGACTGGTACCTTTGAGTTTGTCCATCCCGGTGCTAAGAATAAGGGCGACGCAATTTCTGCTGGTTCGGATAAATACAAGGAAAGGAAAGATGCGACACTTGGCCGGATAGAAAAGAAGTTGTCTTTATGGTCCGCGGCAAAACCAGCAGTGGCTGCTCCTTGGCTTTTGCTTTTCAATGGCGTTTCTAAGAAGTATGATTTGGCGGATACTTTACAAATGTGTTTAGGATAAACCTAAACACCTACTTGCTCCTTTTAGTCGCGTATGTGCCTCGGCTAAAGCCACTTTAATTTTTTTCTTGCGATTATTTAAATGAATATTCGTTCCGGAAATACTGTTGAGTGGACTGATACTACTACAAATCCGCCAACTACACACAAAGGTACTGTTAGATCAGGTCCTCTTGTTTGTTATAAAGTATATAATACCCTAGGTGACAAAATAGAATTAGTAGAAAAAATGAGATTAACTGTTACTGATACACATAGTAATAATAACAATAATAACTACAATAATAAAAACGGCAAATACCGCAAGACTAGGAAGCAGCGTCGCTAAACTGCGGCTTGTACAGAAATTTTGTAATACAAATATAATCCAAAGAAGTTCTTTGCTATGATATCTAAGATATTATAGCCGATATTTTTCTGAAGTACAGGTGTTATGAAAGCAACTCCATAGAGACCCCAAATTACAAAGAGGATACTGAAAAGTTGTTTACCAATAAGTGATTTATCAGCAAATTCTTTATAGAGGACATAAAATGAACGAGCAAAACATGCTGTCCCTAGGGCAAGTGCTGTATAACGGTCAATTATCCCTGTTTCTCCTAAATATCCAAAGACTAACATAAAAAAATTAAAAAAGAATATTTCTAGCAGAATCCATTTATGAGTTAAAGTAAAATCCAGAAGATTATTTTCCACAATATTCTTTTCTTTCTGCTCCTCATAGAAAAAATAGGCTGCCATTGAGAAAAGCATCGTTGGTGTAGAAATAACCCAGTCTGAATATCTGTTAATTGCTAGTGTTTCAAGATTGAAGTTTGATACAAAGAAGATATAGAATCCAAATTCTATGATTTGTACAATTAATTCAAGACCTAGGATATCTTGCAGGATTTGATCGCTTTCATCTAATTCTATGGTAAGTCCAATAGCGCTTAAAATTCCAGTAATTAGTTGAACTAAAAGTGAAAATTCAGTTGTTTTCTTAACAAGAAGCGCATCAGTTATACTCATGCCTCTAGTTTTTGTAATAGATTTTATCTTATTTTGGAGAGTGCGTCTACGAAGTTAGCCGAAGGCTACTGAGGACAGGAAGGAGATTTATCTCCTGCGTAAAGAAAAGCCAAATAGTCTAGAAATAAGAAACAGAAGATGTCGGTGAGTTTCGGCGGATCTAGACCTGGACCCGAAGAATTGATTCAATTTGCAAAGAAGGCCAACGAAATTGAGATTGGCGGTATCAGCGATCTAGCAGATGATATGGGAATGTCTCTGCTGACAAACACAAACAAAATCAACATTGGCACCCGGCAGGAAAGTTCATCTGGTCCTACAATCACCATTGATGGTGGAGGTGGAGGTGGTGGAGGCGGCTTCAGCGAAAATCTGGAGTTTGTGAATCTGGATAACATGGAAACGGTAAGTGGTGGCGGAGAGAAAGTGGAAATCCCCAACTTTGGCAACAACGACGCTTTCCGCACGCCTATCCAGCAGCCCATCAGTTTTGATATGAATTCGGGAACGGTATCCACAAAGCCTGCTGTGCCTCAAATGTCAGTAGAGGAGGAGAATCGGGAGAAGAACTCCTATTTAACCCGCATGATGCGCCTGTCTAGCAAGGGCATGGGCGGCCAGCGCATGACAATGGCCAACTCCCTGGACGAAATCAAGACTGAGTACGGTCGTGTTGTGGATTCCCGCAATCTAGAAGCATCACTCAAGTTCCAGCGTAATATGCTTATGACCTTTGCGACGGGTGCTGAATTTTTGAACAATCGGTTCAATCCCTTTGATGTCAATCTAGAGGGCTGGTCCGAGTCAGTTCATGAGAACGCCGAGGATTACGACGAGATTTTTGAGGAGTTATATGATAAATACAAGGATGCTGGAAAGATGCCGCCTGAAGTACGTCTTGTTATGACGCTCGGTGCTTCCGCTGCTATGTTTCACGTCACGAATACGTATTTCAAGTCCAAGATGCCGGGCATGGATGATATCTTGCGAAACAATCCGGACCTCATGAAGCAGTTTGCGACCGCGGCGGCCAATCAGGCTGGGCCGGGATTTGGTAACTTTGTAGGAGCTGCGATGAATGCTGGGGCGCAGAGACAAGCTGGCCCTTCGGTACAGCAGCAACAGCAGGCACCTCAAATGAACAGTATGCCGTTTAATCTGAGTAGCCGAGCGCCTCCACAGCGGGCCGAAGAAGAGGTTCGCCCCACGCAAGGCCAGCGCAGAGAAATGCGCGGTCCCACCGGCGTAGATGATATTCTTCAAGCATTTGAGAATGAGCGCATGATGCAGTCTCAGCCCCCTGCTCCTCCGATTAATATGAATGACGCTCCTATTTTCTCCCCTAATGAATCAGGTTCCCCGCAGACAATCAACATGAATATTCTGCGCGAAGGTGTTGGTTCAGAGGGCGACCCTCTGCGTGAAGTAAGTAATATCTTGGATGAGATGCAGAGTGTAGCAACTTCAACAACCAATTTTGACGAGGTTAAGAAGCGTCGCAACCGTAAGACAGCATCTGTGGTTTCGGGAGGAACATTGACGCTCAATGTGTAATCTATAATTTAGCAATATTATCCAAATAAGTGGCTTCTTCTGTTACGATACTCGTATCAGGAACTGCTAGAGGACCCCGCATGAAAAGTGGAAGCATTTGTAGTTGTCCATTAGGCGCTTGTACTGAGCTTTTATTTTGACTTTGTATTTGTGGTTGGCCTTGGTTGGTCTGCGTCGGAACTACACGCAAGAGACAGAATGGACTTGCCTCATAAATAATTACATAGAATATAAGCATAAACATAACAGTAAGCCAGAATGCGGTCACTACATTACGAGTTGCGACGAAGCATAAACAAAATATGATTATTGGACGTATCCATAAAGAACCCAGCAGTTTTTCCTGTTCAGGCGTTAAATTCATCGCAATATGTTTTCCACCCAAGTTCAAGATCACGTAGCAAATACCCGCTAACCATGGATTTGAACTTAAATATCCAATTGTCTGTGTGATAGGATCAACGGCCACTGATACAGCAGTAGCTGCTACAGCAGTTGATGCTCCAACTGCCAATGTTTGTACCGGAGAAGGAACATTTAAATCGCCTCCTGTCTGCTTTTGCTTTCGCATTCCCTACCTTTTAATAGTAAATTAAATGTTCAAGCACTCAACAGATTTACATCATAGAACCATAATACAATAAGAAGGAAAGTAAGCATACCTACGACGGGATTCCAGTCCATTCCTAGCAGAATTAATAAATACGCTGAAAAGCGGAAAAAAGGTTGCCGGGCTAGATAACGGAGTTCCTTGTTATACGGTGTTTCAAATGATAAACTAAATAAAAGTACAGCGAAAATTAATCCTAATACAGTAAATCCAAGAGTTACAGTATCTGTATCTAACATCCCTACTATAGTCTAAGAATTAGGGGCCTGCGTGACCACCATTCGGTCAAAAATTGCTTTAGGCCGCTCGTCCAATATTTTTTCAACTCCCCACCGTGTTTTACTAGTTACTTCGTCTTTAGTGATTTGATTATCAAAATATTCGCGCTTATTCTTCTTATGTTCTTCTGCTAGTAAAGCAAACATCAGAATAAAAACGGCTGTGCCCATAATTGGCTGAGTTGTAAATAGTACAAGTCCTCCTGAAAAAAGACCAATTACTCCAAGCCAGGAAGTTAATACTTTACGGACATTCCGAGGAAGACCATCCGGTCTAGCGGCAATAATTAAGACTATAACCGATAATAACCAATTCATTGGTAACGGCATTAAAGTTTCTAATAACATCTCCTATATTAGGCCTGACATTTTAGAGGGTTGCTCCAGTTGTTATAGAGTGTATCTGGATCTAAATCTCTTTTGAGACCTATGGCGGGACATGTCTTATTCTTATAACATTCATCATCAATTTCCAAAAATGTATCCCTAATATTTTTCAGAACTATTCCACCGTCACCTGTTACATCTGCTGCGATATATCGTAAAAGTGTTGTATATGCCAGTGATGCTTCAGTACATGTAACCGGTTTATCTTTTTTGGTGATTGTTAATTGAACATTTGGGTCAAGCGCAAATCCTTCTATCACAGGAGAGCAACTTGCTAGAAAGAGAAATACGATTGTAAAAAAAGCAACTAGCAGAATTATGTCAATAGACATTTTGTTTGATAAACAGAAAATAATGCTATACGATAGGGAAGCCAATGAGCTACGCATCTTTAGACGAAGCATTTCCTTCCATGAGTGAAGGAGCAACATCGGGTCAAATACCCACGAAGAAATCAAAGAAAAGCAAGAAAGGATTAAGGGTGGAACCTCTTATTGTAGAACCCGATAGACCAGCAGAACGTCCTCCTGTGGATATTCCAGTCTTAGGAGGAACACCGACTGAAAATACACGAACTACTAGCCAGAGCAATTATTTAGTTGCTGCACCTGACCCTGCTGAAGACTATTTCCCGTATCCTCTGGGATCGGATAATGATACCAATGGTTTTATGCTTCAACCAGATTGGGCCGCCCAGTTTGCTCTAAATAAAGGTATAAAACGACACTCAGAGACTCCTATCGCACCATCTGTAACACCTATTGACGGATATTCAACTCTCTGGCGAAATGTTCCTGACCCGAAATATGGAGCAGCAGATGATTCAGGCAGGTCATCAAAAGATACTACAAATGCGATTGGTATTGAAGATGATCTCCGTGAAAAGATTGATAAAATCCTTGAACGCCTGGACACGCATGAATACAAGGTACAAGGTGAACGGGATGCTTTCTCGGAAATTCTGTTATTTATTCTTCTCGGTGTAGCAATTATTTTATTGCTGGATTTGTTTTTTAGGAGTCAGCAGTATGCTCTAGCACACATGTTGACCTCTTCAATTGGTCCGCAGAGGGGAGGTGGTAAATCAAGAGCAAGCGGCCGAGGCAGAGGAAATGATCTTGCTTTAATGATGCGCCGGCTACGCGCATCGGGATTTATTTAGATAAAATGAACATTCTTAGTTGTTGAATCGTCGGTCGCAGATCCTTGCGAAACATACTGTGACATTCCCCCCGTAAGAGTCTTGTAATCGGAAGTTTTCCGCAGATTAGACTTTTTCTTTTCAAAACTAACAATCTCAGTGGATTGTTGTTTTTCAAGTTGTTTTTTAATTCCTTCTTCAGTGATTTGAATAAGTGACTTAGTATATGGCGATTCGTTGATACGATAATTTCGGGCTTGCTCTTTCCAGGAAATATACAATGCATTTGGATGAGTATAATTTACAAAAAAACTTGAGGAACGCAGATTGTATGCCAAATAGATAATACATTCTTTCATATCAAAACGAGGAACTCCAGGTATGAATTCGGGAACAAGATAAATGAGCTGTTGTGTATTTCCTGGTAGGCGATTTGTTGCTTGAATTTTTTGATGTACGCGACTAAGAATCGTATTGTAGATTTCACATCGTATGTGGTCTTTTTTGTTTTGTTCAACAAACAAAGATGATGCTTCTAGACGCGGTGGGGTTGGACCACTCATTCCTGATTGAATAACAGAAGTGATTATGAAACGAATCCCGCGTTGCGTTGTTCTGAGTGGAGGCGGAACACGATGTATTAGTTTTGTTGGTGGTCTTTTATATCTCAAAAATAAGGGTATTTTACAGGCTGTGCGAAAATGGTATTGTTGCTCCGCGGGTGCTTTAATTGCTGTTCTTTTTTCAATCGGAATGCCTGAGAAAGATATACTTCACTTTGTTCATAAATTTGATTTTACACAGAGTAGAGATTTTAATGCGGAAGATATTATGTCTATTGGAGAAACAATGGGCCTTGATAAAGGATTTGCCTTACGAAAAATGATTGTAAGAATGTTGGAGAGTATTCGCAAGGATTCTAGCAGATGGACTTTACGGGAATTCAAGGAGGCAACAGGAAATGATGTTCATTACTTTATAAGCAATGTAACATTAAGTATACCATTTTTTGCTTCAGCCGCGACTCATCCGGATTTATTTGTGCTAGATGCTATTTATGCTACAATGGCTATTCCCTTTTATTTTTGCCCCTATAAGGATTTACTTACAGGCCATTACTGGTGTGATGGAATGTTAGGTGGTAATTTTCCGTGGTATCATGTGCCCGATGCTGATAAACGTGACGCAATTGGACTATACTTTCCCTCTAGAACTGTTGTGCCCAAACCAGAATTCTTTGATTATCTAAATTCAATTATTTCTTTTAGGAATAATTATGAACAGCGGAAAATTGTAAATGAATGGTCGGATAATATAATCTCAATTCCTACATCCGAATTTCCATCTATCGCCCTTGATTTGAGCAAGGAGGATAGGGAACATTTATACCGGGTTGGGTTGGAAGAAGTGAAAATATGGTGGTCTACAAAAGGTACGCGCCTATTTATTGAACTTTCTCTGCCAGAAAGTCTTGGAATCCCTGCGTGGAACGCGGCCCCTCGTATTCGGTCGTATTCCCAGCCGCATCTAGCAGGACAACTGTTGGATACCCTGAAATCTTTACCTTCTCCTTATAAGGGTTTTCTTCCGTCTCGGGGTTTATTACCTGTAAGTCAACAGCGTGTCCGGCGATGGTCTGTTTAGGACCGAGGGCCTGGAATTCAGGCTTAGCCTTTACGCAATGAGGACACCAATCTACGCCGAACATGATTAATTTGTAGTCGCCGCCTGCTCCTGTGCTAGAGGCAGGAGCATCCGCGAAGTTTTCATGGGTAAGAAGAGTTACAAGAGGCTTCTCAACAAATTGTTTAAAAAGTGTTACACCCACAAAAAGGACGACCGCAACAGCCAACGCATAATAAAGATAATCCATTCTAAAAGAGGTCACGGTTTAAATATTTAAAAGAATCCCGCAATAGAAGATTCAGGGATGTCAGTCACACTTTTTTATAAAAATAAATGTCACACAATATCCTTTTCTTGGACAGATTCCATTTGGCAAAAAGAGGATGTTTATGAATGTGGATATTTATATTTACGACTGCTAGAATTGGGCTTTCAAAAAGAAGCAGCCGACCAATGGACACGAGCATTTACATTTAAAAAAATGTATCGCGGATTAGTGTATTCAGCAGAGGCAGAGGCTAAGATGGAATTGCTTAAAAAAACCCTCCAATCTGTTTCAGCGTAATCGCACGGCGTTTTTTGAGTATTTCACGTCGTCGTGTTTTAACAGAACGACAAGTTCCTTTACCTTTTGGACAAGTGCTACTAAATGTACGCGCTTCCCTGCAGTAGTCCTTAAAATTATTTGTTTCTAATTCCATATGTTTACAGATTTTATAAAGCCAGGCAAGAACAGCGGTTCTTCCTTTGTTAACAGGGACGTGCCCTGCTTCTTTTATGGCTAAAGACCATTGTTCTCGCCACTCAGGAAAAGGAAGTGCGTTCGGAATAGAGTTCCACCAGCGTTTAAGATGCTGAGGATCTAATTTACTTGTTACAAAAGCGACACTTTTAAAAAAGTCAAAGCCAAGAATATGTGTATCAGTAGATTCTAGCAGTTCACTATAGTATTTTTTAACTTCACTAAAAGGCGGATTTGGTTTGCGGAGATGACCCTGCTTTCGGAGTTTGTTATTTACATCATTGTGAATTTCATAAGACCATCTTGCTAGCTCTGTTCCTTGAGTAGGCACGGGCCTGTGTATATAGAACTCTGTTAGTGATGAGCGACAGTATTTACAAGGTAGAATATACGGGAGTTCTTCTAAGAATGTGTAGACATCGGGGCTCCGATGTTCTGAAAACGCAATTAGATGTATTAGCCGCCATGCGCTCGGACCCCAAAAACGAGTATCCATCCCTACTGTTTGGACTGAAAATTCTACATTTATACTGTTTAAAACAGCGTGAATGTGAAATGTGGAATATGAAATGCGTATTTAACGCTGGGGGCCACCGAAGATGCTGCTCAAGTTGACCGTACGGCTGACCTCCGTCATGCCGAAACCATCACCCATGAAGTGGATAGTGTTAACACGGAGCGGGCCAAGGGAGGAGATATTGTTCATAACAGCACCTGATGATAACAAGGCAGTAGCACGGAAACCTGTGCCGAAGTTGATTGAGCTGCCGAGCGTGGCATTGCTCAAGAAAACATAGGCGTGCGTACCAATCGTGGAGCAGTTGATAGCATTCAGGACCAAATCCGCGGCAGGATTGACTACATAGAAGACCTGGCCCGCCGCAACGTTGATGGTTGACGCAGTAGGGAAGCCCGTGGTCGCAACAGCCGCGCCCGTTGTGGAGAAACGCTTATCAGCATACACCTGCTTACCAGCAATAACGTTACCGTTCGTGAAGACCGCATTGCCCTCATTTACCAGACCAGTAGAGGAAAGATTTTGGTCAAATCCAGCATTCTTTCCATCGCCCAAGTTATCCACGAAGTAAGGCTTATCTGAGTTAAACATCGCAAAGATAGGGGAGTTAGGGTTGATGAATCCAGCCAAGAAAGTCTGGGGGTCAAATACACCAATCATGGGATAGGTGATGTTGGGGTGCGCACTCGGATAGAGGCGCTTGCCGTTGTCGCGGAGAACGCGGCCAGCCGGGCACGTCGCCGCCGTGGCACCAGAAACCTGCGTTAATGAGCCAGTGGTAAGACCATTGGCGTCCGTTGTGGCCGTGTATGTATAAAAGTCATTCACGAATGACTCAGTTGCAATATACTGGCGACGGGGAATAGCGGCATTACCAAAGCTCTTACCCAAAGACATTTCTATATCTAGATAATAAAATTATTAAAATCCGAAGTTAGCAGTGGAGGCCAACATCGGGCGCACTGATCCGGCATCCGCAAACGAACTCTTACAGCTTACCTGCGGCTCAGGGCATCGTTCAGGTGAAATTGTTGGGCAAGGCTGGCATGGACGAGGCTCAGGGCATTTTACAACGGGGCAACGAGGGCGCGGGCAGGGCGGGCATTCGCCAATCTTACAGGGTTTGCTGCAGGAGGCTATACAAGGCGGGCACTTCGGTACAGAGGATTTCAAAACATACTTAGACATATCGGGGTAGGGCGGGCACTCAGTTTTTAGCATATACTTGGAAAGGTCAGGCAGAGGCGGGCAAGGAGGAACAGTGGCCTTTAAAACATACTTAGACATGTCGGGAAGCGGCG